AACTATCTTGATGCCAAATGTGCCACAGCTCATGCATTGTGCGAACCATTCATGCTCTGTTAGCTCTGCACCTTTTTTAAGGCCATGGCGTTGTTTTGGCTTTCCAAACAGTTTGGCACATATTGAACAATCAAATTGCAGGATGTGCATGAATACTCCTTTGCAATGTCTCAATGGGTTGGAGATTGATTTGAGGCACACTCCAATTGTTTTGAGCTGTGTTTCGATAGCGTGGCTTCTTGGCAATTGCCACAGGAATCCAGCCAATGATTTTCATGCGCTGTTGCTGGCCTGTGACAAGCACGGCAATATCGCGATCATGGCGATCTGACTCCTGAATCCATAAGTTGCCATCCGGATTCGGAGACCATTTCACCTCGATGTTATTGCCCACATCGGCTTTGCTCTTATCCCATGTGATGCCAGGTTCATAGTCATATCCTAATGTCCGAGCAACTAGCCATTCAGCCGCCATGGACTCAGCCATCTGTGCCACATATTCAAACCATGACAAACTTCTTTGAAAGCGCATGGGATGATCAGCTGATCGATCCGTGCAATGCTGAATCGCTTTGACCATGCACAACACTTCATCCAAGTGAGTAATCATCGGCACTTACCACAAAACCAAATCAGGTTCATTGCCGGATCAGATTTTTGGTATCCGAATTTGTCTAACTTCTCGATCCTTGAGCATTTGTCGCATTTCTCGACTTTATATTCTTGTACGATTTCTCCATTGAGTAATAGTATGCCAGTCATTGTTTTAATGTTGATTACCTCTGCAAAATTGCTCATAACCACACCGGCTTGCATTGTTGATTCCGATCAGTCTCCGGGCAGACATAGCCTTCGTAAGGCTTGCCAGTCTTTCCAACGCCTGATTTGTGAGTCATGAAGCCATGCTTGCATTGAGCACCGCCTGTAACGATTGGATGTTCAGCTGTTTCAATAGCTTCATTAAAGCTCCATGGATTGGCAGCTTTGACTGTCAATTCGGCCTCTGCCATTGGAGGCACAACTGAGAGCTTGTTTTGATAGCTTCTCATCTCCTCCAATGATGGGCGTTCAATCCCATCTGAGAATTTGGAAATGCCAGCTGCATGAAGCATTCGCCCAATTGCTGAGGTTTCCGCATTTTCAATTGGATGCTTATTGGCATTGCTTCGGATTTCCTCGGCATATCCTGTGGCAAATGGCACCAAATCAGTTGTTTCCCGGTATCCATAGGCTTTGACGATGTAGCGCGTGCCATCCTGATAAACAAGCTCTGTGTCAATGCGGCCAATGCCAAAATAATGATTCCAAAACTTTTCAATGCGTTCAGCTACGGATTCATAGTTTTCAAGAATCATAATTGAACCTTACTTGATGCATGACGGCTGATCGCACGGCCTCTTGAATAGCCTTGTCGTTCGCCTTCTTTAAAGCCAACCGAATAGGCCATCACAGCCCATAAGGCTCCAGCAATTACCATTGCGATCACAATTGTTGCTTCGTTCATTTTTTTGCTCCCGATTCTGGGAGCCGTGTATCAGCTCCCGAAATAGAGAGTGACAGGTAAGCCTGACATTTTCAAGATTTACGCCTAAATCATGGCGTGTCGTTGCCTGATAATCGCTTTTCTATGTCTTTCTCATATTCAGACTTTGTTTTGTCTTTAAGGCCATTTGAAGCTAAAACGCCGCCCAATGAACCAGTAAGAAAGATTGCCAAAGTTTTGAGTAAATCAATAAAGGCTGCATCATTTGGAGCTTGGCCCCCAATTGGTTGAGTCACAAAGATCAATGCATAAGTAATGCCAAGAGTGACAATTAGAAACACAAATGACAAAACCGCACCAATCAAAAACATCAGACGAGCTTTGATGTCCTCTTGGCTTAATCTGTCTTTATTTTTTGATGCCATCGTTGATCAAATCCTCCGTACAGGTTCCCGTGACTTTGCATTGTGGTTTCATGCACTCTGGATTTTCCCAATTTTCGTACAATTGGCATGGGTATCTAACCCAACCTTGATAACCACACCCGGCAAGGCTTATTGAAAGTATCATAACTAAACCTGCCAAGCGTAGTTTCCAAATCATTTGCCAGTTGATCCAAAGGCTTTATCAGCTGGATTGAGCCAGCGCAAAATTACAGGCACGACAGCCGCCACGCCGCCCATTGCCATTGCTTGAATGTCTCCACCGGCCATATAAACAGCCAATGCAGCTGCGATGTATGAGCGACCCCATGAAGCGGCCATTGCTTTTAATTGATCCATTATTTTTCTCCTTTTGGTCGATCGGGCAAATCACCCGAAAACGCGCCATAAGTTGGTCGGCCATAACCGACAACAAATGACCTTGCTCCCAAATTTCTTGATTTCACCATCACTTCGCCGCCATTGCGTTGATCTCCGGCACCTGATGTATTGCCTTCAATGGTCACAATCTGTTTTTCTGATGCTCTAATCACCAAACCGATGTGATTAATCGTAGTTTTGTCATCAATAACAAAATCAAAAAACACAAAATCACCAATTTTTGGTGTCGTGTGCCATCGATTCATTTTCTTGAAAGCATCTGCTCCGGCGCGAGTACTGACAACATTTGGCACATCCACGCCGGCTTGATCTGCACACCAATTTAAAAACGACCCACACCATGGCAGCTTGTCGGCCTTCATGTGTTTGCCATACTTTGTCTCATTGTTGCCTGTTTCAGCTGTGCCGACTTCGGCCAGCGCAACCTGAATCAAACGCGGCAATGTGCCTTGTGGAAATGTCATGACAATAAAATCGCTGCTTCCTCAGCGGTTAAACCAAGGCGATCAAGAATGGCTGCTTTAGAATTTGCCTTTGCTTCTATTTCGGCATCCTTGAGTGCTTTGTCGGCTTGATCTTTTTCTAGTTGTTTTAATTCTGCCGTTGTAAATTCTCTTTCACTTATTTCGCCTGTTGTTACATTATGTTCAATTATCATTATGATACTCCGTAAAGTGAGACTGTTCCATTTGTAAAGGTAACAGTACCGTTAGTTTGAAAAGTTATTGATGAAATTGCCGAAGTCTGATTGTAATAACCTTGTGCATACCGTTGAAATGTTGAACCAGCGGTGTTTTTTCCCATGTAATTACCAGTAATTGCTTTTAAAGTAGCAGTCGTGCTTGTGTAATTTGTAATAAACATTTGTCCTGTTGAAGGCAAGGCATTGTTACTGCAAAAATCACTGTAAGCAATTCGATTGAGTGCAATTGCGCCACCAGTTCCAAATGTGCCAGCTGTACTTTGACCAAAATCTAATACGCTGTAATTTGTTGAAGTATTTCCATTAAATCTAATAATCAAATCATCATTTCCAGAACAATTAACGTTGGTAATTGTAAAAAATAAATGTTTGTATGTTGAAGGAATTGATGAAATTGTCGTTGTCGTTGATGATAAGGTTGTTGTCGAAATCAAAGTGTAGCCACCGCTTGCTGGTGTTCCCCATTTCAATCCCGTTGCAGCTGTTGAATCAGCAATCAAAACGGTGTCATTTGCTCCCACACCTAAACGCGCAAAAGTTCCTGAACCCGTAGCTGGTACAAGATCACCTTTTGTTGTCATTGCAGTTGCCATTGAATTTGTAACAGTTACATCTCCAGATGTACCACCACCCGAAATACCTGTTCCAGCTGTAACGCCTGTAATATCTCCAACATTTGGTGTTGTCCAAGTGAAATCCATGTCGGCATTTGTAGTTTTAGACAAAATTTGTCCAGTTGTGCCACCCAATAAGTCAGCCATTGAAGTAGCAACAGCTTGACCAAATACTTCAAAGTCAGCTGGCAAATCTGTGACTAAATCTGTCGATGTGGGCATTTGCCACGAAAATGGCGTTGTTGGATTGCTCATCTTTTCTCCTTACGCAACAATTGTTGCATTGATCCAATCCAAAGTTGGATTGACTGTATTCCATCGCTCTGTCACCGGCACATCGTTCCATCGCATGGCTTGCAATGAGAATGAAATTGGTGACAAAATCATTGAAATGCTGATTTGATTATACGCGGCGGCAAATGTCCAGCCTTCAACGAAACCAAGAAAATTGCCAGAATTCATGTTTAATGGCAAATCTGAAATCTCCACCGGCATCCCCATAAACACATTAATTAAATCATCTCGATCGGCATCATCAAGTTCGGGGTTGGTCAGCTCATAGGTTATGTTATTAAAATTAAAGCGTGGATAAGCTCTCAATTCTAAATAAAAATCCGCCTGATCTTGAGCATCGGCCGCATGCTTAATTGTGGTTGTAAAAATCTGCGCTAATTGCCCATAAAGTCCGACCGATGCAGAATCCAAAGCATCGACTTCAAGTGTTGAATTGGTACCGTATTTAAGAGTAATTGTATTTCGCACATCGCCTGTTCGTGATTCAATACTTAGACCTGATGCCAAAGCGTGGTTTGCTGTCAATTCTACATAGCCGTTAGCTGCCAAATAATTGGTTCGATGTGTGCTGTCGGCATAGCCAATTTGGCCGTTTGCATCCTCGTAAATGTAGCCCAATCCAGATGAGGCCAAAGCTGTAACCAATGAATAAACATCGGTTCGGTCGGATGATCGCTGTGCCAGCTCATAATTGCCGGGGCGATCAATTTCACCCAATCCTGTATTTTGTGCATTTTGCCATTGCTCAGTCGGATCATAGGTTGCCCATGTTAAAGCCTGTGGAACCTCTTGCCATGATCCAAATAAAATTTGTTGCAAAATTGTGTAAATCTGATCACCATCAAAATCTTGCGTTAATACACCATCGGTCAATGCCTTTGGCAACCTAGACAATGCACCCAAAGCAATGATTTTGATCCGCTGTGCATAATCAACCGAGCCAACCTCAGCTACCGAAATGCCAACATCAACAACCGAGCCGCCAAAGATTGGCACAAATGTAGCTGTTGAATCTTGCAATTCAATGGTGAGCGAATTGTTAATTTGAATAAGTACATTTGATTGATCTAGGTTGATAAGCTCAAGGTTTGCATACCCGGCTTGAGCTTGTTCATAAATGTTTGTGCGGCCGCTTGAAATTGTAAGATTTGCCAAAATAGCTGTTTGATATTGAACGCCGCCAATGGTCACGCGCCATACTGGATTGAATACGGTCATGATGAGAATTGCAAACTATTTGCGCCGCCTGTGCCACGATAAAAGCTGTTATTAAGTACATTGACGATGCTGCGAGCTGTGCCTTCCGGATCGATGGCTCCGGTCACATTAATGTTAATAATGTTGCTGCCTGAACCCATGCGATTATTTGGGGTAATCATGCCATTTGAATTTGGTGTAAATAACTCAGGCCCACGCTCGCCTACAAGGTACGAAGTACCTCCTGAAACTGGGCCACCCATGGCTTTACCGCCGCCAAACACTCTGTCAATTACATTGCCAATTCCTCGGACAAGTGGATTATTTTTAACAAGATCAATGAGTG